CCTTAAATTATGTCCGTTAAAGATTTTACATTTATGGATAATGCCACCAATACTCCATATACCATGAAGGTGATGGAGGGTAAGGAGGTTACACCTGATATGATGCTAGACTTCGTTAGAAGAAGAAATAACGAAGCAGTATATAACTTGGAGTCTGGCTCATATATGTATGAGAACTACAATAAGTTAGATAAAAAACTAAGTGGCAATATAGGAAATATAAGCCCAACTAGAATAAAGCAGTTGGAATATGATACTGCACTATTCTTAGGTGTATCACCTGACCAAGTTGATGCAGATAATGATTTCTTGAGTTTAGGCGATAAGGCAAAACTAGACTTTCGTGTAAACCCAAGAGAGAAGCTAGAATACCTTCAAGGTAAATACGGAAAGGATTCTGTATTTGTAATGAATGTAGCAGGAAAGCCTAGAATGATGCTAGATACAAAAGGTCTAGATGACCAGCCCAGATATATCTACATGGATAGTGAGGGATTTACATTCTCTGACTTCGGTGATATGGCAGGAGATATACCTAGAGTTGTTATAGGTACTGGAGCACTTCTTGCTGGTACTGCCCTTATGGCAACACCTGAACCTACCTTAACGACAAAAGTAGGAGGCACAGCATTGCTTGCAACAGGATTGGCTACACTAGATTTTGGAGTTAAAACATTTCAGGATTTAGCAGTTGGTGCATATGATAGAGGTATGTCATTTGCTGAAGGTTCTGATGCACAGGCTCAAGAAGGAATAGATAAGCAACCATTTGCAGAATATGCATGGGATAGAGCTAAAAATAATTTAGCAGAGGCTTCATTCCAAGGTGTTATAGATTTAGCAACATTGAAGGCTGGAAGCTATCTAACTAGAGTTGAAGGATTCGGACCAGATAAATTTGCCAAAAATCTAATGTCATCTATGGAGAGATTAAATAAGGATTTCTTCCAAGAGGCAGTTAAAGTACAACTACCAGAGGGTGCTAAAAGAAGTGCTGGAGGAATCACAAGAAGCATTGAAGCATCTGAATATTCAAATGCAATTAAGAGATTAATGCAGAGAAATAGAGTAGCCATTGAAAAAGTCATGCAATCATTGAAGACTGGAGATGGTGGAAGTATAGAAGAAGCTATACAAATTACGACTCAGAATATAAGAAGAGATTATAATTCTCTAATTAATAAGATTGCCAAAAATGATGAAGCCCTGAAAGGTGAATTAAATAAAGCATTAAACAGAGCCTTAACGAAAAATGGAATAGATGGTAACTTCGATGCTAAGAAGTTTGGACTCATATCACAGAATATGCTATTTAGTTCTTTTAACTCAGTTAAAAAGATAAAGGATGCTAAATATAAAACTGTATATAAAATAGCAGATGATGAAGGTGTATCTTACACAGCCAAAGATGTATATTTAAAATTAAGGCAAGTAGCGAAACAAAATAAGCTAACCGATGATGATTTAAAGCCAGTATTTAAAGTTCTCAGTACAGCAATGGGAACAAAGATAAAGAGTGTAAAGCATTTAGAAGAGCTCGCAAAGAGAACAAGTGGTGGAAAAGTATTACCTAAGGGAGTTGCTAATTTACCTACATATCTTCAAAAGTTATTACCTGCTAAGTTAGGAGAGAAGGTAGTGCAGAAACCTACCCTATCTTTAAATATGGAGCAGTTAGATGATATAATTAAATACTATGCAGATAAGGCTAACTATGTAAAGAATAGCCCAAAGAAGTCTTCAGAAGAGATACTGAATGAAACATTCTCAAATGCATTAAGAAACCTTCGTGATAGCAAAGTATATAAAGGTAAGGGTCAAAAACCTGTAGCAGGATTTGAAGGAACAGCAGAAGCACTAACCAGAGCTAAAGAATATTATAATATGAATTATTTGCCATTCTTTAATCTAGCAGATGGAAACTTAATAAGAAAAGGTGCAGGATTTAGATATAATCAAGAATATAAAGTTGGTGGCTCTGTAGCATTAAGAACTATATTAGAAACACCAGAAAATGTAGAAAGATATTTAAAACTATTATCACCGAATGATAGAAATCGTGCTATAGGAATATTGCGTAAAAAATATCACCAACAAAATGGTGCTATGGGTGAAATAGAAATAAATGCAGGTGCTAAGTTAAAGTATGATGTAAATATACTAAGACAGCTATATGGTAAAAGAGATGGTGCTGGAAAATTAATAGGAACTGGAGATGCTGAACTAAAAGCAATTCAGTCTTCAATAAAAAATATAAATAAAGTAGCCGAGTCAAACCCATCATTAATTTTAAATGCATCAGAGAGAGAGCTAACTAGCTTATTTAGTGCATCTTCGCCTTCAGCTATGAAGACAATATCAGAGAGAATAGCTAACAGAATGAAGTTAGAGGCTCAAAATAGAAGAATGATGGCTAACAAGGTAATCAAATCTGTTATAGATGACCCACAGTTTGTACTTAGTCCACATATGCTTACTGAATATCTTCTTCAAGCTGATAAGAATACAGTAAGATTATTCGCAAAATATATGGATACATTGCCTGATGCATCTAAAGATTCAATCAGAGCGAGCCTAATAGAAAGATTAGAGTTCATAGCCAAGAAGGGAACAGATTCAGCAGAGAGAGGTATGGATGATACTATATTTAACCCTGTTGATATGTTAAATATATTAAGAGATGGTAGTGCTATAAAAGAAAATGCTGAATTGTTACTAGGTAAGACTACAATAAGACAGATAAAAGACTCAGCAGAGATTTTAAAATTTAGCAGAGAAACCAGAATGAGAGATGCTGGAGGTAGAGTTATAGCATCTGCACCTAATTTCTTTACTATTGTTTTCTCAGACTTAGTTCCAGCAGTTACAAATAAATTATATGGTAGACTAGCTACAACTCCAGTTCTTAAAAAAGTATTCCCTCCGAATGTAAAAATGTATGATAAGGACTCTCCGATAGTTGCAGAGAGATTTAAAAATTCCTTTGCATATATGATGGCTTCAAATGATATGATAGAACCATTGCTTGTTGATGCTACAACAAATGCATCAATGCTTCACTTCTTACAGCAAGAAGCCTCCACAACAGGTAAAATGGCAAGATATGAACAAGCAAAAGACGATGCATATATACAACAAGCAAGACAACTTGAAGCAGAGAGAAAGCAAGCAGAAATGCAAGCAGAACAAGAAGTGCAAAACGAACTGCAAAATATGCCTGCAATGCAATCGTTAATGAATATGTATAATTAAGATTTAAGAACCTTTGCCTGTTCTTTTAATTCCTTAATCTTTTCATTGATTTCTTTTCTTCTATCAGTAAGAGCATCAACTCTATGTGATATCGTTCTAGACTCATCTCTGTAGAGATGTATTCTAGTTTCTATTTCTTCTAATGATAGTGGTTTTGGTTGTTTCATAAAAAGTTATTGAGGATGTCCAAACTTTGAAAATGAAGCGAAACAAAGCAGAGGGCGTTACCGACACCTCTCATCCTCTTAAATCATAAAAATCTGCCTACATAATTATCGAATACAAATATTCCTCCAACATCTCTTTCGCCTTCTCGATTCTTTACTAATTTATATTCTAATTCTACATATGGCTTACCATTCTTGTCAAGTTTTTTTGACTGTGCTAGGTCAACATTTTTTGGATACATCATTAAAATAATATCTGCATCATTCTCTACATCGCCTGAATCTTTTAAGCTATAGATATTAGGTTTGCCACTCTTAGCTCCTTCACGATTTATCTGTGCTAATAATATAACAGGTAAATCTAGTTCCATTGCCATCTGCTTTATGCCATGTGATACTTCTGCTATGCCATCACACTTAGACATTCTTCTGTCCCATGTGATTAGCTGTAGATAATCTATCACAATAAGTTCTATATCATTCTTACGCTTGAGTTGCCTACACTTTGCCTTGAGCTCCGTGATACCCTTGACATAATGTATGATATGAATATTTGCTTCCTGCAATTTTTGGATAGAGCTATCTATCTCAATGAAATCTTTTTGTTTATTCTCCTCTAGTTTAGTCAGAGTATGAGCAATATTCTTGCCTGATGATATTTGTGTCATCCTCTTCATTATCTGCTCTGATGGCATTTCAAATGAAAATATAGCAACACCCTTGCCATCTGATATAGCAGTCTTGAGTGCTACATTCAATGCTAGTTGTGATTTACCACATGATGTTGGTGCAGATATCACCATGACTTCACCTCTGCCAATGCCACCCTCAGATAACTTTTCATCTAAATGTGATATTCCTGTTGGTAGCTTATGTGATTGATATGTTCCATCTTTCATAGATTTTATATTCTCTATGAAACTATTAACATTATCTCCTAGCTTTGTATTCTGAGAAAAGTTTGAGTCTAGTCTGTCAATCGACTTCTCAATATCGCCTAATACATCTTGATAATCACTACCTGACTGTATAGATTCGATAGCCTCTCGTGATGTTCTTATAAGTTGCCTCTTGTTCGAGTTCTCCTTAATGATGATTGCTGATGTTTTGGCTCTCAGAGATGTCTCTGTAGCATCCATAACTTCATATATATATGGAATGCCTCCTACATCATCTATTGCATTCCTAGATTTGAGTTCCTCTACAAGCGATAGTTCATCTATGGGCTTGTTGTCATTGAAAATCTTCTTGAGGGCTGAGTAGATAACCTTGTGGTTTTCGTAGTAAAAGTCATCAACATCGAGTATTGACATTGATTCCTCGAATTTTTCTGTCTCTCTGATGCAACAAGATAATAATATCTTCTCTGCTTCGACTGAATTAGGGGGTTCTGATTCTCTCATATATTTGCTTCATTTGCCTTTCTAGTTCTGTAGATGTTTGTTTTATGGATTTTACTAAAATTGAATTTGTTTCATCGAATCTTCCCTCTGATAAAGAGTATGTCAAATCTTTTAATACTTCTATTCCTTGTATACATTCTTTAAGGTTTTGCTCTTCTGTCTTGAGGTTTTTCAAACTTTCTGTACTCATAAAATTTATTTATATTGGCTTGTGATATTTGGTAAACTCTCCCACAACATTTGCATCTCATACGATACTTCTTGGATGCTTTCATTACCCTAATACCATCTCTGATAACATCTATTGATGCACACTCAGGGCAACTCCATCCGTCATATCCATTTAGCATTCCGACATGGGTCTTATGTTCATCATAATTACATAACTTTTGGTATACCTTTTCAAGTAATAATACATCTTTCTTGCAATATCTTACCATTTTTCTCATAGCCTTCTCACAATTCTTGAGAAGAATATCTTTCCATAGGTCGAATGAGGTATGAATCTTGCCATCTTCAAATAGATATTTGCCTAGATAATCTAGTCTATTTGAATTAAATCTAAATTTCTTCCTTGCTAACTTCAAAGTATCAACGGAGTTGCAGGGTCTTGGTGGTACTAAGTCATGAAAGATAACCCTTGAGTTGAAAAACTTAATATCAAAGTTATCTCCATTATGTGCTACAGTTTCATCTGCTATTGATAGAACATCTATAAACTCTTCTATCATCTTTCTATCATCACCATTGTCCCACTCCAAGCTGTGGACTGTCTTTTGGTGTTCCCATTTATAACATATGCACATAATCGCTCTTTCTTGGACTATGCTATCATGAGATATATTTACCTTATACCCTGATTGCCAAAATAAACCGACATTGGGAGATGTTTCTATATCCCAATAAAGTCGGTTTATCTTGGCTTTTTTACTCAAGGTAGATAATGGTTCGCTTACGCTAAATCAAAAAGGGTCTTCGTTTAACTCAACGGAATTATTGGATTCCTCCTTTTGTTGTATATGTGATAACTTATGTGAATAGTATTTGCTACCATTCTTTTCATTCATCCAAGAAGCAATATTAACTTGCTTGCCTGCCATATCACTTGGAATTGTAATTGTTCCTAATAGTGATGGCGATTTTTCAGAGCTTTTCTTTTTATTTTGAAAGGAAGCTCCTGTCCCTTCTTTTTGTACATAACTCATAGTAAGTCATCGTCTCCATTTTCATTGTTAATATTTGAGGGTTCATCCTCGTGTTTGTTAAAAGAATCTGCATCCTTTGTGTCATCTAGCATCAGTAGACCACTCATTGCTCTTTTGCGAGCATAGCTTGAGCAAGCTCCCACAATCTGCATTGGGTTCATTTGCTTGATGGATTCAGGCTCTCTAGCATATCCTACAACAGATATTGATTCGCCTGACTCTGTACAAGTGACACTTGCTTTTGCCTTTACATAAAATCTATCACCGATGTTTACAATCTCATCATCTAAAGTGAATACTACATTATGTTTTTCTTGGAGGGGTTTGATTGCCTCGCAAATATCCTCTATGTTCCAATATGAATATTTGCCGAAAGAGTTATAATTACTCTTTTTACATTTTACCTCAACTGATACTAGCTGAAGTTTTTGGTTTATATATTTTTGCATTTTTGTTTTATGGTTAATCTGTATAAAGAAAGTCTCTCATGTGAATTACTGCAATCATCTATATCTGCCTTACTTATACCTTCGTGCTTCATTAATAATATTTGGTCAATCTTGCTACAATTCTTAAAGTGTTTGGTCATCTGCCGAAATCCTACAGGGTGTAAAATGTTCGGTTGCTTATTTTCGAGATAGATAATTACATTTCTCAAAACATCTGTCAAGCCTAATTTTGAAGATTGTCCAAATCTATCGTATGCATTCTCAATCTTGCCGATAAATAAGTTGGCATAGTTATCTATAACGCCCCTTACTTTATAGTTCTTATGGCAATGGTCTAGCACAGGATAATTCATCTTAACGCCAAAGATTGGACATTTGTCAGGCATATTATCTTCTCGATATTGCTTTATTTTATTCTGAGGGAGGTATTTCATTTACTTCTAAAATTTTTATTGTAGCACCTTTCTTCGTAACGCCAACTCCGTCCTTATTTGGTTTAGTAGGACATATGTAACTTATTGCCTGAGCTTTGTCTCTTGCCCATCGAACCTGATATCCCCTGTAGTCAGGATGCATATCGTAATGCTTATAAATTATTTCGTATTTGTTAGCCATTATATATCTTCGTTGCTATACATTATGATGAAGCCTTGCCCACCATTTGTGCCTAGCACATTGAAATCTATCCATTCAACGGCTTCTTCGATAGTCATTTCTGTATCTGTTATAAAAGATTCAACAAGCCTATCATAGTCATAAATAAACAAACCATCATGGCTAACGCCCACAATAGCATAATCGAGGTCATCAAATTGTATTGCATTTTCATTTACTATTTCTTGGTAATATTCTAGGTGAGGGTTATCTTTCATCTTTCTCTAATTCTCTTTGTAGGTTAGCCATAGCACGCCATGCTACAGAAGCAAAATCCTTTTCAAGCAGGTGACGCATCATTGCGTCTAGTTCATCTTTTGATTTAGATTTATCCCAATGCAAACTAGCATCAGGATGATGTTGTTTACTTCCTGCTACAGAAAGTTTAGTAACTTCGACTATAGCATCAGGAAAGTATTTGATGAATCCACTATATATTGGAATCTCTTTTCTCTTCTGTGGGTCTTGAGGTAGTGTCATAATTCATTTTAAATTGTCCTAAAAAGTTTATACAAGAAAGCCAAGACTCAGATGATATACCATTGAAGGTTCTATCATCTGAAGCCTTAGCTTGAAAGTAACAATATGATACGGATTTCATTGCCATATCAATATGGTTTAGACCATCACTTGCTTTTTCTCCTTCTTCTGTTCTTGTAATCTCTGTTGCCATATAAAATGTAAAAGCTCAGAGCAATAATTTGCCACTTCTGCTGATGTGTCAAGCGTTAATTTATCTACGCTTTCTTGCCCTTCGATTTGCAATTCTGCATCCATGTCGATTGTGTTTTCTAGCTTGATAGCTATTTCATCTAATATTTGTGTATCTTTCATTTTTTTATATCCATTTTGGTTTGTTTTGTTTCCAAGTAGCGAAAGGTTTGTCGTACTTGTAATAGAGTCTATATTTATTTACTGCATCTAAGTTATCAAAGTTGGGTACTTGCCTACACTTCATGTCACTTGATATAGCGATAGCAAAATCAGTAACTTCATTTGATTCGTTGTTACTTGATAGATGCATATTATGTAAAGCCCACTTGAGAAAGTCGGCTGAAAAGTGTGGATTGAATCCTCTGTCCTTACGCTCCTCTTCCATCTCTAATGAATGTAACAGAAGCCAAGCTAGGTTGCCCATAGTTTCTCTAGCCCATATGGAGCAAGGATGTTTCCAATAAGAATATTTTCTAGTTGTACCTTTTTGTGTTTTGGGTGCAAGTTCTAGTGCCTCTGTTGGAAAACAATTTGCTACCATCTGTGCTGACTCCAATACCATTTTGTTGCAATGTTGGTCACATAACCATCTTGCTGATTGTATTGGGTCTTTATCTATGCAAAAGATATTCATCTCATGTATTTGTCTAATACTTCTAAATGTTCAGTCTCTACAGGGTCAATACCAATATTAAAATATCTGCCATTATAATCCTCTGCTTCGCCCTCTTCCTCATCGTTGAAATCTAGGTAATCTAATTCTTCATTGGTAATATATTTCCATGCTGAATTTTCATCCCTAGGCTCTCGTGTATTGACAACATATCTATCAGTATATTCAAACTCGCCATCTCTGATTTCGAGTGTTAATAACCAATGACTATATTTTTCGTTTTTATCAGCCATCTGAATCTACCTCCTCAATAGCAATCGTAAGAGTTCTTCCCATGCAATCTAAAACCTTAGTTACATCTTGACTCTCGCAATTATGCTTTGCACATACTAGGTCAACTTCTAACTCTCTAAGTAAAGATATAACTTTCGCTCGGTCGATAGATTTTTCTGCGAAAAGATTACCTGTTTGTTGTTCGACTACTTGCATAGCCTCAATGATATGACTCATAAGCGTTGTATCTCCGTTACGCTTGATATCTTCGTCTGCTATATGTAATAGCTCAGACAAGACCTTGTCGGTCTGCATTTGTTTTGTATAATTTTGCTTCATTGTTTTTGATTGTTGGATTAATCTAAATTATTCATAGTAAAATATAAATCTCTTGCATCTAAAAACACCTGTATACCTTTGTCAAGTTTTTTTTGAGACCACCATTTTAAATATGGTAAACCTGTATTAACATCTACACATATACTACATATTTTTGGTAGATAAGTTAGGTTAAATCTCTGCTGTACAAAAAAAGATTCTATCGACAGCTGATAACAATCACTATCATAAAATTTACCTGTTCCTTTACAGTTTCTAAATTTATAATCTAACAAAACATATCTATCATCTTTCTTGGCAAGTAAATCTATTGTACCTGCTACTCTGAGTTGTTCATCTGCTATGAGATATTCTGATTCCATATCATTTAAATTTAAATCATCTATCTCAAATATAACCTTCGATACAAACTCTTTCCATGCTTCATCCATATCATCGCCATTGATATAATCCTCTAAGCATTTATGTGCTAGTGTACCAAAATCTGATGATGATAGCATATTTCCGTAAGGGTCTCTCACCTGTCCCCATGCTAGGTCTGATATCTCCTGTGGACATTTCTCAGGATACTTTCTAGCGAGTTCAACATACTTACTACATTTCCATTTATCCAAGAAAGGATTTGGAATCATTTTTAATATTGTGGTAACAGATGGGAATAAATTTATATTCTTTCTGATAGATGTTATGGATGTTTCTTCCGACAGGAATGGAGAATCAGGATTTGTATAATCGTATATATGCATTTTTATAGAGGTTTATAAGTTGGTATTTCAAATTCTTTATTATTATTATTTACATAGGGTATTGGTTTTACCAAATGGGATAAGGCTTCTTCGGTAACTGAATACCACTTCGTCCTGTCATATTTCTTTTTATTATAGTTAGAGACGACCAATGCTCCCTGCTTCTCAAGGCTATTCATTATCCTCCATACCTGTTTCTCTGTAAAGAATGGAAAGTGTGATGCTATATGTCTTACAGAGCCATACCACCACTTGCGACCATTTGCATTATGATTCGACTTCCCAATCCTGAAATGAATCATTTCTAATATTATAGCCTCGTTGACACCATAGGCATTTGCTACTTCTTTTCTAAAAAAATATTTGGACATAGGGTCATTGCTATAGCCATTTTACCATTCTGTCAAACACTTTCCATTCGACTGCCGAAAGTTTCGTCAGGTTCGACTGCCGATTAGGTTCAACTGCCGAATGATATATGTTAATTTTAAAATCCATGTGTTGGAGGGAACACATGGATTTTATTTTTTTAAAAAAAAATAGTCAAGTTTTTTTTTATTACCAGAAGGATGCTAGAATCTAGCATGAGAAAAACTGAGTAAAATAATCTTGTCAGAATCCTGAAATTAATATTTTTTATCTGACTCATGCAATGTTGCATGAAAATTATTAATCCAAAAATCAAAAATTATGAATCCAAAAGATATAAATACTGAGGAGCTCTCAGTTATCGAAAAAAGAAAAATCATTAGAGAGCTAATCTCTAATTGCTTAGTCGAATCAATTAAGGCTAGTGATACAAATATGCTAAACTCAAATGAATGTGATACAATCATTCAGGAGGCTCAGGAAAACTATGAGTCAGCTAATGAATTAGAAACTTATGAGTCAGAAACTCAGGAGTCTAATCAATCAATTCAGGATGCATTGTCAGCGTTAAGCAATGCTATAGCATCCAATCAAAATAACTCATCAATCTCCAATAAGGAGCTCGATAATTTTAAGAGTTATATTGAAAATAAATTAGATAAAAGCATTGATGCAATGGCTTCTAGCATCTGTCATATTGACGATGAGATTAACACTCTCAGGGATGCATTAAAGACTCCTGAAGTTAAGAAAAACATTAAAGTTATTCAGGCTAAGGCTTCAGGAAATAATAAAATGCTAAATGCTATAACTAAGTATTATACTCCATCTCAGGAGGCTAATACTAATGTCATGTTATTATCTCCTCCATCATTTGGAAAATCTCACTCAGTAAGAATCTTAGGAGATACCTATGATAGTTTCTTAGAGCATAATTGCTCTAGTGATATTGATGAGATTACCACTCTAATCGGAAATATCATTCCTGATTCCTCAGGCTCAGGATTTGTTAATGTCGATGGAGTTTTAACTCAGGCAATGAGAGAAGCCTCAGAAGGAAAATCTGTCTTACTATTTCTTGATGAAATTTTGAGATGGAATGAAAACACTCAGGCTTTCCTTTTAACCTTCCTGAATGGAGTTGAAAAAACTGTTAATGGAGTCAGGGAAAAATTCTATAGATTAACCACTAGAAAAAATAATAATGGGAGTCTTGAAGTGATAGAATCTCCATCCAAAAACTTGCACATAATCTCAGGAGCAAATCTTACTCAGGAGATTCCTATTCAAGCTTTTTGGAGTCGATTCAGAAAGCTAAGATTTGATTTCAATCTTGGCTTTTGCATGGATACGGCAAAGGCAATTCTATCAGGTTATAGCATCAAGGATTATTCTGATTCTGAAAAGGAATTCGGTATGGGTAATTTCATTGCAGGCTTTGCTAAACTCATGGATGAAACTCGCAAGTTAGCAATCGAGGGCTCTATTCAATTCCCTATAGATTTCAGAAACCTGAAGGCTTCTCTCGAATCTATGTCAGGAGAAACTTATAAAGATTTATGGGAGGATTTAGCTCTCTCATGTTTTGACGATTGTTCAAATTGGAATCCTGATTCAGGAGATTCTTTAAAGGAGTCTAGAGACGAATTAAAGACAGTTATTAACGATGTGTATACATCCACATTTGAAAAAGCTGGAAGTTAAAAAATCATACGCTGGAAGTAAAAAAAATTATGAAAATTACAGATATTTCACGATGCATTCGCAATGCTTACAGAAGGATTTTTTACAGAAATAAATCCATCTCAGGAGTCGCAAGATTCCTTCTCTCAGATTCAGCATCTCCAATAAAAGGAGAGCGAATTAAATTCGAGCATGATTCTAATTCTGACTCTTTTCATTGGAGATTTGATAAGGGAAATAATCAGCACATTATCACATCCTCAGAAAAGATTCATAAGGCAACTAATGTTAAAACTAGAAACTCATTAGCACACTCCACAAACTTTTTTAAGGAGGTGTATCGTCATGAGTTATGTCATGCTCTTTATACAAAAAGAGACCTCGAAAGCATTGTAAATATATTGGAGGATGAAAGAATTCCTTTTGCTCTATTCAATCTTTTCGAGGATGCTAGAATCGAATTTAAATTCCTTCAGGATTTTCCTATCTATAAAAAATTCTTTTGGAATAGATATTTCGATATTGATGAAAAAACTGATATAGCATCAGGAGCATTTTATGTTCTGAAGGCTAAGGAATCCATGACTCGAATGAGCTCATCAAAATCAAATAACCTGACTAGATTCTTACCTGAATTAAGTTATAAAAATACACTAAAGAAAAGAGTCATTTATTATAACACTAAAGGACATATGAAGGAGCTTAATGCAACTGTCGCTATAGCAAATTATTATAGGGATGCATGCAATGCTCCTGACTCATGGCAACTATGTCAGATAGTCATGAGATGGGTTAAAACTTTTGGAATCGAGATTCCTGAAGTATATGAGAGAGAGACAAAACTCGATGGAAAAGATTGTCCTATAAATGGTAAATCAGGAATAGGCAAAGGAGGCTCTGATAAAGGGATTACTGATAACATAGATTATGAGGATATCCTTAATCGAGGCTATGATGCTACAGAAGGAGAAACCAATCTCATGAGACGAATCTATAATGCTCTCAGACCCATCTGTAAGAGAGCTTATAGCCATCGGAATGCTATCTCCACATCAGGCAATAGATTGTATATTAAGAATGCTATTGCTCGATTAGAAAACTCATTCAGGAGCTTCAGGAAGTCAGGCAATAAATTGAAAGTTTTTTGCTTAGTCGATTTCAGCACATCAATGAATAATGTGATTAAGCATTATGGAGGAAAAGAGTTTTTAGGAGCTCTTAAAATGCTCCATGATAATAAGATTATCGAGCTCAGGATGGTGATATCATTTAATCAATTTAATTATGATATCACGAATAGACCACTCAATGATTTGATGAATATCGAGCCATGTGGAGGACATGAAAATTTCGATAATAATCTAAAGAAGTATGATGCTATTTTAGCCAAGCAAGATTTATGCTTACTCTTTACTGATGGATATCTTACGGGCAATATTCCTGATGAGCCTTCCTATCGTAAGAGAGGAATTAATCTGATAGCCTCATGCATTTGCGAGGAATCAGAAGTTTCTCGAATGAGAGATGCATGCAACTCTTACTTTACTAAATCATTTATAGATACGAATGCTCTCAGCGTCTCAAAAAGAATCCTAGAGCATTGCATGAAAGCAATCTGATACAATCTATCATATAAATCATTAAAGAGCCTTCAGGAGCAAATCTGAAGGCTTTTTAATTGCCTTGAATTGCCATCACATTCGATTGCCTTGCCTCAGGCGTATCTGAGCATGGATATAATAGATAAAATATTTAAAAGGCAAAAAGCAGCAATCTATGCTGGTAATGAAATTTTCGCTCCTGAGGCGTCAGGGACAGAGCATTTTTTCCTAGGAGATTTTAGCATCGACAAAAGAAACTTTTCTGTAATTATGCTCTTATGTTCTTTCTCAGTTTTCCCTCGCTCATGAGATAAAATTTTAACTCCTCCTGAATGACTCAGGAGGAAAAAACATAACCAAAAAAATGGAGAAAAAAATCATGAGTCTAACAAGAAAACACTATAACGAATTAGCTGAAATTATCAGAGATAATCTAATCGAATTTAACTCCCTCGAAGGGAAGATTATTTTCGGAGATTATTTCAAAACTCAGCTCCTGAGTTTCCTGAAAAGAGATAACAGAAACTTTAAAAAGGATTTGTTTCTCGAAGCTTCAGGGCTCGACTCTCCCACATTGGAGGAGCTCGAAAATACTCCTCCTTATTCTGAGCAGTCAGAGCACATTTCCAATTCATTGGAGGAGGCTCTCAGACACGCTACAGGAAGCGAAATAGGCAAATTCGGATATAGAGCTTAGGGAAAACTTAAAAAGCCTTCAGGAGCAATTCTGAGGGCTTTTTTTATGTCATGATTTTAAGAGCTCCTGAGTCAGGGACAGAAGGAAATTTTCCCTCCCTTTTCCTCTCCCTGAAATGATATCGAGCTTGCCGAAAAAAACACTCACTCAAGGGACGATTTTTTTTCTGGCTATGTCATTTTTTCTAGCATTTTTCTAGCATCGCATAATAAATATTATGTCTAATTAAGTTTTATTCCTCACTAGGGGAGGAGGGGGTTATTTTTTTTTTTTACTTTTTAAATCGTTATATATAAGGTGGGTTCTAAAAAAAATCCTCTCCGATAGGGCTTAAATACTCATATTCCAAAAAAGAAAGACCTATACATTTTATTATTGACATATATATACATAGGGTATAGGTTTTACCATATTGGAAAATCTTATGTCTACTAAGGAAATATTAAGCTCAGAGATAAATAGTGCTATACAGGATATAGCCCAGAAGAAAGAAATAGAAGGAATCAAGTCTTTATCTAGGTATAATCCTGATAAGGTAGCTAAGATACTATATCTTTTCTCTACTGGCGTATCCCAGACTATGATGGTCAAGAAGTATAAGATAGATAGAGAGACTATTATAAATACATTGGTAGACTATGCAGATTATAAGAACAAGTTCCGTGAACTTGGTGGTAAGCTCTCTGCTAAGAATTACATTAATATGACATCACTATCAGAGGACTTAGTAGATAATATCCGTAATCGAGTAGAAAGTGGTGATATAGAGCCTTCTATCAGAGATTTGAAGGATTTGTCCATTGCTATGGCAAATGCCTCTAGAGAGGCTCTCACAGCTCGTGGAGAGGTATCCTCTATATCAGAGGAGAGAAAGGTGCATACACAGGATGACTATATGGAGACTAAGAAGGCAGTAGAGGCTAGACTTAAACAAATCAAAGAAGCAGAGATAATAGATGGCGAAGAGATTCAATAAGCACCAGAAAGATGCATTCAAGAAGGTATGCTCTATACTATCAGAGCATTTCGAGCATTTTGGTGTAGTCGTCTTAGATGAAGAGGAGATATTGGAGTATGATTATTCACAATACTATATAGGCAAGATGCTCTTCAAGGAAGCCTCATCGGAGATGAGCAAAGATGATATAGAGCTAGTTATAGAGATGGAGGAAGACGAGGAGTAATGGAGATAGTATTTACACAGCACCCATTCCTAGATACCCCCTCTGACGAGGATATATTACTCTTACTCAAGAATGACCCTAAACTTCTATCTGAGATGCATGGGCTTCATGAGAAGCGAATAGAAGATAGCATTGAGAATCCACTATATCATGGCTTTGATTTAGATGGCTGGGATAGAATACGAGATGGGCTATCTAAGTATAATGAGTGTCTAACCCTCGGTGGTAATAGAAGTGGTAAAACTACTGGCTGTGCTAAGATAGTTATGGAGGCTGTTACCAAATCAGAAAATGGGCATATAGTATGCTTCAGTCAGAATGCTGATACATCTGTAAAGGTTCAACAGTCTGCTATATGGGATATGATGCCCAAAGAGTTCAAGAAGAAGACTAAGGGCATAGAGGGATATATTAATTACTCTATGCAGAATGGCTTTACAGGGTCTAGCTTCATTTTCCCAGATACCAAGACTAGGGTGGATTTTAAGACTTATACACAATTTACTAACAATCAGACAATACTTGAGGGTTTCGAGTTCGGCTTTAAGCAACCCAAGTACCTCAATATAGGTGCATGGCTTGATGAGTATCTTGGGGATGCTACCCTAGTTAATACTCTTAGATTCCGATTAGCTACCAGAGACTCTAAGTTGCTGATAGGGTTTACACCCATCGATGGCTATACGCCATTTATCTCTGATTACCTTCGAGGTGCAGAGACCCTAGAGACTAGGAATGCAGAGCTCTTAAACAAGCCTGTTCCTGTAAAACAATACTCTCCAGAGATGGATGCATCTATATGCTATTTACATACAGATGAAAACCCATTTGGAGGGTATGATAGAATAGCTAAAGACCTAAAAAATAAACACGAGGAAGAAATACTTGTCAGAGCATATGGCGTACCTGTCAAATCTATGACATCACTCCTTCCGATGTTCACCCCTGAAATCAATGTATTATCTGATAAGCCCAATAAGTATGGAAAGCGATTTCCAAATATTTCTAATAAACGAGAATATACTTGTTATCAGGTGGTCGACCCAGCAGGAGCTAGAAACTATTCAGCAATTTGGGCTGGAGTTAATGCTAAAGGTGAGGTCTATATTAGGAGTGAATTCCCTGACAGGAATACATATGGTGAATGGGCACTATTCGGAGAACCTAAGTGGCGATATGGTCCAGCTTCTAAAAAAATTGGATACAATATTGAAGGATATGTAAATCTCTTCAAGCAGATAGAAGAAGACTTAGATATAGAAGTATTCGAGCGTATAGGTGATAGTCGTTACTTCGCTAGACAGAATGAGGATAATGATGACCTCTTCACATCATTCTATGACTATGGGATGAACTTTGTCCCATCGGATGGTAGAATGGAAGCAGTTGGTATTGCTTCACTCGATGACTGGTTCAGCTACAATCCGAATGTGGAGATAGATGAGTCCAATAAACCTATGTGCTACATCCACGAGGATTGTGGCAACCTGATAGATAGTATCATTAATTACAACTCCAATGGCAAAAATGATGAAGCACTAAAAGACTTTTTTGATTTGATTCGTTACCTTCGTATGGCAAATGGAGGTGATGGACCAGACCATCAAGATGAACATAGTCTCGTCACAACGATAAGAGGCAAAGGAGGATATTAATGGCTAAGAAAAGATTAAAAGATATAGCAGATGAATTAGGCGTAAAATTTGAAGAAGCCTATGAAATCGTAGTACATAAACTATCCGAAGATATGGTTACAGGTAAGGGAAAGAATACTTGGATTAATGAAGAGGGTCAAGAGCTCCTCGACAATCATAGTCCAATGCCTATACGATACAGAGGTAGAGTATTATCCGTTGCCCCTAACCCTAGATTCGTTATGGTATACATAAAAGAGATACCAATGAAAGTACCTGTAAGAGTTCCATATACGCTTAGAGGTGGGTTATTAGTAGGTAAATTTATCTACTTAGATGCATATACAGATGATGGCATACAGTATTATCAGTATGCTCCACCACCATCAATATACGAACCACAAAAATAACTTGATATGTATGATATACTTATAAGCTGATGGACAACGATAATATTTCTAATTCTCTGACATATCTTAGCGAGAAGCCAGATGTTCCTACATTGAGATATGCATATGACGAAACAGTCACCGAACTAGAAGCATACTTTGATTTATGTCGAACATCATATGATGATAGGCGTAACTGGTGGGCTGGTAAGTCTCGTGACCACAGGAAGCATGGAGCAGATGCATTCCCATGGGAAGGAGCATCCGATATGGAGGCTCATACTATTGACGAAAGAATTACTCGTCTTGTATCTATGTTTATTACTTCGCTACAGAGGGCTAATGTAAAAGCCTTTCCTGTGAGTGTAGGTGATATACCAAGAGCAAAGATGGTATCTGGTTTCCTGAAGTGGATGTCCAACTCTGGATATATACCTAGATTCTACAAAGAGATGGAGCTAGGTGCTAACTATCTGCTAGAGCGAGGCATTTTAATTACATATGTCGGATGGCTAAGAGAGGATAGAACATTTATACAAAAGCTAGACCTTAATCAGATAGCTCAAATGTCTCCTGATATGGCACAGATGTTTATGGATGAAACAGCAGATGATATGCTGATAGAGTCCTTCAAGATGTACTTCCCTAACATGAGTGAGAAAAGAGCTCAGAAGGCATTGAATCAATTACGGAAAACAGGATTTGCAGATTTACCAGTTGTTCAAAGACAGGTAGATGCACCAGAGGTTAGAACACTAGCACCAGATGGTGACTTCTTCTTTCCTCCATATGTAACTGACCCACAGAGAGCACCATATTGTTTTTGGCGTACATACTATACAGCACAAGAACTAGAGAATAAGGTTATCACAGACGGATGGGATGCAGGATTTGTTGAGCTCATGATAGCTAAATATCGTGGCGTAAATATTGATAGCATCGAGAGAGAGCAAGAAGGTCGCAGAAGTATATCACTTACCGATAATGCATATGAGGCTAATGAGCTAATCGAGATTGTTCATGGATACCAGCGTCTAGTCGACAAGGAAGATGGGGCTGAAGGTATATATGAAACTATATTCCACAAAGAGTTTGATGGTAATGATACTGTGCAGGGATATGCTAAGTTTGAATTACTAAATGGCTATGAGGACTACCCTGTTGTGGTGACTAAATTATCAGAAGATAGCAAAAGACTTTATGATACCACAACTGTTCCTGACTTATTAAGAGGGATACAAAATCAAGTTAAAGTAGAAAGAGACTCCAGAATAGACAGGAACAGTTTGGCTACTTTACCTCCGATACTACACCCAATAGGTCAAGCACCTACAGACTATGGACCAGCTAGAATGATTCCATATCGTAGAAAGGGTGACTTAGAGTTCGGACCTACGCCCCCAGCACCTAATGGTTCTATCGAGATTGAATCTACACTTGAGATGCAAGCTGATAGTTTAGTCGGACTAGATGTTCAAAACCCATTATCTAAGGTTCGTAGACAGTTTCTGGTTGATAAATACCTAGAGCATTGTGCACAAGTATTGAAGATGTGCTTTAAGTGTTTCCAAAGATTTGGACCAGATTCTGTATTCTTCAAAGTAACTGGTGCACCAGAGGCAACAACTTTCAATAAGGGAAACCCTAATGAGAACTATGATGTTATTATTACATATGATGTATTAAATAACGACCCAGATATTCAGGAGAAGAAATTACAACAAATTGTAAATCTTACTGGATTAGACCGAAGCAATAGAATTAATATTGACTTCTTGCTTGAGGCTATGGCAAATGCTATAGACCCAGTATTAGCAGATAGCATCTTACAACCTGCTGAGGTTGCACAACAAGAGATGCTAGAAAATGTTACCAATGACCTAGCAAAAATCTTTGCTGGTATTGAAGTTCCTGCTAGACCTAATGGTGCAGGAATTGCAATGCAGATTATTCAGAACTATGCACAACAACCTGATATACAACAAAGACTACAGTCTGACGAATCATTCAGGGCTCGTTTTGAAAAATATGTACAACAATATCAATTCATGCAACAACAAGCACAGAATGCACAGATTGGTAGAATTGGAACAGACCCTGCACAAATGGGTGGAATGAATACACAAAATATGGAATAATGGATATAGAAAAAATACTAAACGACTTATCTAATCATCATCAGTTCGCACAGTTTCTTGAGTTTTTAAATAGTCTCCGTGAGGAGTCTATAGCTGAGTTACATCAAGCTGATACAGATACTATACAACAGGTATCTGGAAAGATTTTAACCTATGACCAAATCTTGGTTATGTGCAAATATGCTGAATTAAAAAAGAGGCATAGCCAGTTCATTAACTAGGGGTTGCATAGTATGTTAAAATATAAACATCGCCATCGCTGGGCGTTAATAGCGTAAAATATTATGTCAGAAGAAATCACTCCTGTTGTCGAGGAAGCAGGTAAAATAAATCCTACGGAACAGTCAAATATGTCAGCGTCTGATTTTGTCAACAGACGCTTGGGAAACCAAGAGGAGGTTGCTCAAGAAGCACCCTTATCTGAGGAGACCCCAGTTGTTGAGGAAGCTAGTGAAAATGTAGAAGCCGATGTGGAGCAGAGTAACACAGAGGAGTCTATACAAGAACCAGTTTCTGAAGATGCTCTTTCACAGTTTAATTTAGAGGAGATGTCCGATGAGGAGCTCAGAGAAATATCTGAGAAACTCGGAAGTCGTGCAGTAGCTAGATTTGGTGAACTAACAGCTAGGCGAAAACAAGCAGAAGAGCGTGTGCAGGCAATGGAAGCCCAAATGCGTGAAATGCAACAAAAGCAAGCTGAAGAAGTTCCTGTTGTAAAAAACAATCCACTAGCTAAGGTAAAAGACCCAAAGCAGTTACAAGCTAAGGCTAAATCTGCTAGAGAGGTAATTGAATGGGCAGAAGATTTACTATTTGAGAAGGGTGACTATGGAGTTAATGATGTCATTGCTGAAGTTAAGGGAAAAGAACTTACTAAAGCAGATGTCAGAAAAAGTCTAAAGCACTCAAAAGATATGCTCAAAAAGTATATTCCTGCACAGATGCACAAAATCAAAAAAGTTCACGAATCACAAATGGTTCGCAAAGAACTTATTGCAAAGGCAAAACAAGAACTACCTTGGGTTGGAGATGAAAACAATGAGTTGAATCAAAAATATGAGGCTATGTTGAATGATAGAAGGTTAATACCACTAACAAGAAATCCTGAATTAGGTGCACAAATGCCATACATTTTAGCTCATGCTACACAATCTATGTATGGTCGCAGACCTATAACAGATAGTGGTACTAAGTCCCCAACATTAACACCACCTAAAAGTACACCAACTGCATCTCGTTCTGAAAAAACTGAAACAGTATCAGCTAAGGCTCTACAGAATCTTAGCCAACAATATAAACAAAACGGCAATATTAGTGATTTTATAGCTCTAAGAACAAAACAGTTAAATAATCGTTAAAATAGAAAGTATAAAATTATGTCATTTTCAAATACATTTGACACTACAAATACAGGTTCTGCTGTTTCCAATCGTGAGGATTTGACAGATGTCTTAACTATTCTCGCTCCTGAAGAAACACCAGTCCTTTCATCTGCTTCAAAGCAGAAAGCTAGTGCTACATTTGCTGAGTGGACAGTTGACGAATTAGCATCACCTGTAACTACAGGTATCTCAGAAGGTGCTGATGTATCAACATTCACCGACAAATTTAGTGGTCGTGCTCGTCTTGGTAACTATATTCAAAAGTTCCGTAGAGATTACATGGTATCTGATTTACAAGATGCTGTGGATTCTGTAGGTCCTGCGAAAATAGCACAAGCTGAGGCTAAAGCAATTCGTGAACTTAAAAGAGATGTTGAAGCTACTCTTATTGGAACTGGTGATGCACAAATCGAAAATGGTGCAGGTGTCCCTTACAAAATGCGTGGCTTAGGCAAATGGATTCAAACTGGTGCACAGACAGATAGTGCTCCTGAAACACCTGAAGCATATCGCCCAGATGCTGGTCAAGTTTTTGACATTAGTGATTCTGACGCAGGTGCATTCCAAGAGTCCGATTTGAACAATATCATTTCAACAATCTATCGTCATACTGGTTCTACACAAAACCTAACATTAGTTGCAGATACAGGTCTTCGTAAGACAATCTCTAACTTTGCTCGTTTTGTTGGAACAGGTTCTGACTTCGATGGTAATGGTAATGCATCACTTCGTAATGTAAATTACAATGGTGATTCAACAACCATTAAGTTAAGCGTTGAGATTTACGAGTCTGACTTCGGTCGTGTATCAATCGTCAACATGAATCCAGATACTGCTCCTGCAACTCTTGCTGGTGGTTCTAACTTCAATGATGGTTATATCGTAAATCCTGAATACTATGGTGTTCATGAACTAATCCCTATGGGCTCAACTCGTCTACCTAACTTAGGTGGTGGTGAGCGTGGTTATGTTGATTGCTCTCTAACATTAGGAGTATATCACCCACAAGCACATGGTAAAATCGAACAATAATTAGGAGGTAAACTACTATGGCAGAATTAACAGTAAACGAAGCATCATTGCAACAGTATACAAATAAAGTTACAATCAATCATACTGATGTAACTACAGCTAATGCAAGCGATGCAGGTACAGATACAGTTACAGCAACAGCAGTAACCTTCAAGATTCCAGTTAGTGCTGGAGAAATCATCCAAGATGCTACAGTTAAAATCGTAACAGCATTCGATGGTGATGCAGATGTTAAAGTTGATGTCGGTCACGACAACTCTTCAAACATCGGTAGCTTCATCGTTAGCTCTTCCGATAACTTAGGGTCAGCTGGATATATCCGTAACACAGGAGCTAAACTCTCTATCAATGAGGGTGGTTCAGATGCAGATGCAACTATCGGTCACATTTATAGTGCTGATGGTCATATCTTCGTTCGTGTTACAGCAGGCACAGCTATCTCTGGAATCACAGCAGGTGAGTTCAAGTTAAGCTATAACAAGTTAGACGCTAACTAAGAATTATTTCAAGTATGGGGGCGAAAGCCCCCTGCTTTTAATACTATGGTTGATATAATTACAGATATACCTCGAAGTATTACAGATGGTGAGGTAGAAGAGGCTTTCATGAAAGAAATCTTAAATGGTTTCGAGATTGAAAGGCGTACAGAACAAGAGCGTGTTGGAATCGCTCGGAAGGAAGCACAGGAGCACAAGGGTAAGACCCACCCTGTATTGGGTAAGTGCGTAGCTACAATGCCAGCTAGAGAGTTCTTCCGTCTTACATCAAAGTATGGACATGATACTGTTCATTCTAAAGAATTTTTAAGATATTATAACAAAAAGTTTTCAGACTTATCTCCTAATAAAATATAATGCAAACTAGAACATATGGAGATTTATTTAACCTAGTTAAATCATTAGCTGGTGTTAATGCATTTACAACCGAAGAACAAGCTGATATATCTCGATTTATCAATCGTAGATATTTTCAAGCATATAATATGTCACAAAATTGGGTTCGGTATCTAGTCCCATCAGAGAAAAGATTTTTTCAACCTAGATATTATGAGATTACATTTAATCCGAATGGAAATGCTTCTGCACCTGCTTCACAAAGCATTACTAGAAAATTTTATTGGGTAGGGATGTATAATGATACTCCTGTATACTCAACAGTAGATGATTTAGAAGCTGGTGAAGCTGGAACATATACCCTATATAAAGATGTAAGTTTATTTTTTAGCGATTGGGCTTTAGGTGAAGCATATACTCAAGGTAGTTCTGGTAATAGTAAATATTCATTACATAATCCACAAGATAATGTATTTACCAATATTGTAAGAACAGGTGTAACTCTATATCAGACTGTTGATGTTAATGATGATGATGGTATATTTGATACTACAAAAGAAGTCCCATATGCTCATTTAGGAACATGGGAAGATAATAATCTTGTACCACCTGTAGAGGGAAATCTTGTATTTAAAACATTTGATAACTTCATACCATTTGATGAGCATATGTATAATACATTCACACAGACTATTGTCATTGGTGATTTTTTAAGAATACATAGAAAAGAAGCATTGGTAAATGATTCATCTTTAGAATATGATTTTTATGTAGATGTTCAAGGAGCTAATATTCTCAATATTGGGAATGCATCAGATAACCATGCATTTGTAACATATAAGAGAAAATTTACACCATTCACGACAGATAGTAATTATAGTATATCACCTGAAAAAGTACCTGAAGAGTTTTTTGCATTTATTGCTCATGCTTCATATGCAGACTTCCTAAGAATGGATGGACAACACCAGAAGGCTGTTGTGGAAGAAGGTATAGCATCTGATGCCCTAGACCTACAACTTGAAAGGAATGATATAATAAGCAATAGTAATAATGCTACCAGAAAATTTTCAACATATGTAAATAAACAATCAAGATAATGAATTCAAAAATTGTAAATCTATACCCAAAACCAACTAACCCAGCTATTGACCAAGGTGAAACATCTGCTACAGTCAACATGAAGATGCTTGATGTATCTGATTCTGTAGTACAGCTTACCGATGGTGGATATACATTTAGTTCAAATACTAAATATGTATCTCTTGATGTACAAGACAATGATGTATATGTAACATATACAGGAGAGACACCTGCTGATGACTTAGGTCATATCCTATATGCAGGAAACTCATATACTTGGAGTGTACAGACAGCTAAGAACGCTAAGTTCATTCGAGTAGGTGGAGATGCAGTAATTGGGGCTTCACAGTTTACCGACTAATGTCTATAGCATCACAGGCTAATATTAATCTACTTAATGGTGGTCTTGCTTCAGCTTGGAGCAATGGCAAGCCCAATGGTAATAATGAGTTAGTGCCTTCTGTTGTAGGGAATGCATTAGAGCATCCTACTTTAGATGTAGCTGAATCTAATCCTCCATTTGGTTCACAATTTGCAGGAATTACATATTTTGATGATTGGGGACAACTAAGCCAATTATATACAAATACTACTGATACGCAAACATTCGTAGGTAATAATTTTTTAGCAAACTTTCCTGCATTTAAGGATTTAGGAAGTAATTTAGATGACCAAAAGAAGGTATTAAAACTATTTGGTTCAGGTAGTGACTTTGGTGTTACATCTGGTGATAATAGTAATAATAATAACTCCAGAAGTTATACTGGAAATGAGGCAACAAATAGAATCCCTTTAGTGGGAATGTCAGAAACAACTACTATTGGTAGTTTCCCAGATAATACCTGTTGGTGCAGAAACGAATGGACACAATCTGTAGATATACCTAATAGTGCAACTAAGGTAACTTTTGGTGCATATATAAGAGTGCCATCAGATGATGATTTTAGGGCAAAAAATTGTGGTGGTATATATATAGCACAATGGACTAACTTGAGTTATCCAACATTTTATACCATAAATGCTATTACAGCTAAAAGAAGTGCAGACAGTTTCACTTTCCTTACAGGAAGTATAGCTCAAGGATTAGTATCACAACAAAATTGGTCTGGATTGAGACCTGACTTTAAAGATAATTCTGATAAAAGAAGATGGAATGATTCTACCACTATACAAAGTGTAGATTATGTGAGTTCAAGCGACTATAGGCAGTTCAGGAAAGTAGAGAAAGAGGTAACACTAGCAGGAGGAACAAACAGAAAGATGACATTCAATCTTTTCTTTGGAGAAAACCAAGGAAATATTGATGGAACAGGTACAGCTACTGGTTCTATACATTTTTATCAACCCTTTGTAATATTCTCATGATGGAAGACTTAGTAAACAGATTAACAGTATCATTCTTCGGAGTATTGGCTTCTTGGGGACTAATGGATATTAGCTTGATTCTAGCATCCATAGCATCTCTTGCTACAATAATTCATGCTACTTTATCGATAATTAATATATTAAAGAAATGACAACTGAACTTATAGCCCTCTTAGGAGGTGGATTTTCAGGCTTTATTTTTAAGCTCATAGGTTCTCTTGTGCAAGCACAGCAGACTAATATACAGTCAATGCTTCAAAAGCAGGAGATAGCCGATGCTAGTCATGATAAAGCCTCGAAGCGAGGGGGAGAATGGGTAAGGCGACTAATTGTATGTGTTGTATTATTTGCAGTCGTTGTAGCACCATTTATCCTAGCACATAGTCCAGAAGGAATTACTGTTGGTACATCTAGCACATTCCTATTTGGATTATTTGATAGCACATCATATAAAACACTTGAAGGGTATGTTATACTACCAGAAGTGAGACAAACAGTTTTAGCCATAGTAGGATACTACTTTGGTTCATCATCAATCAAATAAGGAGGAAAATA